TCACCCGAAGTGTTGGTTAAGTTCAACTTCGGCGCACACCGCTATTACGTAGCATAAGGAGCTTAAATCATGGCTATTTCACGCGCACAACTATTGAAAGAGCTGCTCCCCGGCCTGAACGCATTGTTCGGTCTTGAGTATGCACGTTACGGCGAAGAGCACAAAGAGATCTACGAAACAGAGACCTCTGAGCGTTCATTCGAGGAAGAAACAAAGCTGTCTGGTTTCTCAGCTGCACCTGTTAAGAACGAGGGCTCAGCCATCGCTTATGACAATGCACAAGAAGCATGGACTGCTCGTTACAACCACGAAACTATCGCTTTGGGCTTCAGCTTGACTGAAGAAGCTATCGAAGATAACTTGTATGACTCTTTGTCTGCACGTTACACCAAAGGTCTGGCTCGCGCTATGGCCTACACCAAGCAAGTTAAAGCCGCCGCCGTTATTAACAACGGTTTCAGCTCTGCTTACCCTGGTGGTGACGGTGTTTCTTTGTTTAACTCTGCCCACCCCTTGGTGTCTGGTAGCACCAACAGCAACGTTCCTTCTACTCCTGCTGACTTGAATGAAACTTCGTTGGAAAACGCTGTGATTCAAATCGCTGCTTGGACTGATGAGCGCGGTCTGTTGATTGCCGCTAAACCCAAGAAGTTGATTGTTCCTTCTGCTTTGCAGTTCGTTGCAACTCGTTTGCTTGAGACTGAATTGCGTGTTGGTACAACTGACAACGATATCAATGCATTGAAGAACAATGGTTCAATCCCTGAAGGTTACACCATTAACCACTTCTTGACCGATACAAACGGCTGGTACTTGACTACTGACGTTCCTAACGGCATGAAGCACTTCATCCGCACCCCCTTGCAAAACAGCATGGACGGTGACTTTGATACAGGTAACGTCCGTTACAAGTCTCGTGAGCGTTACAGCTTCGGCTGGTCTGATCCTCTCGGTATGTACGGTTCTGCTGGCGCTTAATAAACCCAGCTCCGCTAAGGGCCACCTTCGGGTGGCCTTTTTTCTGTCATAAATCTAAACTACGATTGATCTGCAGCCGCGTTGGTTGTATTAACTTAGGGGCATATCATGAAATTTGAAATGGAATTTGGCTGGTTGCAAAACAGCAAGATCAGCATCGAGACACACGATTTCGACATCGTTAGAATTTTTCAAGAGTTCGTAGAGTTTCAAGAACAATACGGCTGGGCTGTTGAGTACGTAGCCTTGCCTGATGACGAAGAATTGTTTGACGATGAAGACGATACTGAAGAAGAACTTGACGGTGAAGTTGCTGCAGCTGCTGAAGAGTGATATCTTTGAGATATCAGGGGGCTCCGGCCCCCTTTTTCTTGGCCTTTTTATTCTCTCGTTCTTCGTGATGGTGTATGCGGTGGCAGTTGGCGCAAAGTACTATGCATTTTTTAACTTCTTCCATAGCCCGCTTGAACGCTCGGTATTTAACTAAACGATTGACTGAAACTTCCTTGGTACTACTGTCTATATGGTGGAAGTCAAACGTAGCTGGATGGCTTTCTCCGCACTTTACGCATGACAAGGTGGCTTTGTATTCACGCCACTGGTCTTTATATTTTTTAACTGATTTTTTTGTTTTTGCAATTACATTAGCTTTGTTTTTCTCGTAGTACGTACTTTGGTACTGCCTATTTTTTTGCCTGCGAACTTCGGGGTCTTTATAGGGCATGTTTGATCCGATACTTCCAGTACAAAGCCGTTTTAAAACCCCAAGGTTCTGACGGCTCAAACAATTTAAAGCCCGTAGCTATTAGATTGTTAGCTGAGGGGGTGTTGTAGTTAGTGTCGGTCACTACCCAGTTCATGCCTAGCGCTTTGGCCACTTTAAGACGCTGTCGGATAAGCCGCTTCTGGAGGCCCTGTCCCTGATGAGGTCGTGTAACACCCGCACGACACAGATACATGCAGTCGCTCCAACGACTAGAGGGGACAATACCAGCAAAGCCAGCCGCCTCACCGGTCTCTGAGTAAGCAATGAACCAGTAGCCATTTTTTGTAGTTTCATATATAGGACAATCAGGAAGACATGTTTTTTGCAACGATTTGAGTAACTTCACCACTTCTGGCGAGCTTGTGTCAACACGAGCAATTTGGTATTTCATGCAGCCATTGTGCAAAAGATTTATGACAGTAAAATAAATGTTGCAAAGTTAAAAAACACGTGATATAAACACAGCAATCCGGGCTTTCCGGTGCATTAGACAGTCCCGGCTGACGACATACAGACTGATGCGCCTAACTTGTATGTAAGGAAATATCATGGGATTTGCAACTCACCTTGGCCCTTGGCTCTTGGGCACCATTAAAAACACCACCGGTACTGTTGTTGGTACTATTGAAAACTGTGGCGCAACCGTGGTTTCTCAGACCTTTAAGAAAGACTACACAGGCCAAGCCGCTTCAGCAACCACTGACACCATTTGCGTGTTGCCTGCTGGCGCTCAGATCCAATTCATCCACATTGACACTTTGGTTGCATTTACAGGCTCTACAGCCGCAAACGTGACCATTGGTGACGGCACTACAGCCGCTTTGTACTGGGCTTCCACAGACGTTACATCTCAAGGCCGTGCTGCTATCAGTAATGCTTCCGCTAAATTGAGCGCATGGTGTGGCGCTGCTACTACCGCTTCTCCTAACGGCGCTGGTATTGGATCGACAGACGTTAAGATTATTGCAACAATGACTCCAACTGTTTCTGCTGTGACTGCTGGTACTGTTCAATATACAATCATCTACACTGTAGCCAACTCCAACGGCAATCAGTTCCCAGTATCTGCTTAATTGATCTAGGGGGCTTCGGCCCCCATTTACAAGGAGATTAATTATGATGCAAACGGACGTTAAAAGTACTCACTTAAACGCTAGCGGTTCAATTTACAGCGCCCCCGCACGTATTAAAGGTTTTGCTATTTGTGCTACAGCTAGCACGGCTGGAACTTTGTTATTGAAAGACGGCGGTTCTGGCGGCACAACTGTGGTTGAGATTGATATTCCTTCCAACTCAAACCCCAATTCTTTTTATGTTTTGGTGCCGGGGGAAGGTGTGCGCTGCCTTACAAACATCTATGCGACACTAACAAATATCGCATCAGTAACGGTGTTTTATGGCTAAGAGTGCAGCATGGCAACGCAAGGAAGGCAAGAACCCCAATGGTGGCTTGAACGCCAAGGGGCGAGCCTCAGCCAAAAAGCAAGGGATGAATTTAAAACCTCCCCAGCCGGAAGGCGGCTCACGGCGCGACTCCTTCTGTGCAAGGATGGAAGGGATGAAAAAGAAGTTAACATCCACCAAAACCGCCAAAGACCCAGACTCACGCATAAACAAGAGCCTACGGGCATGGAAGTGCTGAAATGACTGAACACGACGAAACAGTTAAGTACGTTATTGATGGGGTATCCTTCCTCACTGTGGTAGGTACTTTGGCTGAAATGCTTCCAGCGGTTGCTGCAATTTTTACGATTGTCTGGACTGCTATCCGTATTTGGGAAACCAAAACAGTACAGGGATGGTTAGGCAACAAGAAAGCTAAAGATGCCGTCGACGAGTAAAAAGCAACATAATTTCATGGCAGCGGTGGCCCACAATCCATCATTTGCTAAGAAGGTAGGAGTTCCACAATCCGTGGGCAAAGAGTTCAACAATGCCGATAAAGGCAAAACTTTTAAACAAGGTGGCGATATGAAAAAGATGTCAATGGGTGGCTCCACAAAAGCTTCAGGTATGGGCGCTGTAAAAACTGCAGCTCCTAGCCGTGATGGTATTGCTTCTAAAGGCAAGACCAAAGGTACTATGATTAAGATGGCTGGCAATTCAATCGGTACTGGCCCCGCTATGAAAAAAGGCGGCATGGCTAAGAAGAAAATGGCTTACGGCGGTAAGTGCTAATTTAAGGAATCGCCATGAAAAAAGTTAAACGCTATTTTGCGGGTGATGATGTAGAAGAACAAGCAAACGCTTCTGCTGAATCTCAAGACACTGCTAAATCTATGGGCGCTGGCCCTAAGAATGAGGAAACTCCTAAAGCAGCTTCTAAGCCCCGCATTGTTTCTAAAAAGGAACTAGAAGCGTCTGGCTTGAGCTTGCGCGATTATCTTAATAAAGAGCGTGGGTTGACTCGTCGTAAAGAGAAAGATCCCACAGCTGGTGAAGCACGCGATAAGGCGGCGCAAGAAGCCGCGGATGCTATTGATCCCGGTCGTGAAACAAGAGGCGCTCGTTACACACCGCCTTACAGCGCCCCTAAGCAGACCACACAAAAGGTTTCCCCTAAAGTGTTTATGCCCCAGCGCCCAGATAACAGCTTTCCCGGTGCTAAATTTAAATCTGGCGGTTCTGTTTCTTCCGCTTCTAAGCGCGCTGATGGTATTGCTCAGCGTGGTAAGACACGCGGTACTATGGTCATGTGTGGTGGCGGAATGGCTAAAAGGAAATAATCATGCTGGCATCCCGTGGTATGGGCGATATTAACCCTTCTAAAATGCCGGGCGCTAAAACAAAAGCGCGACGGGATAACACTGATTTTACGCAGTACGCTGAAGGCGGCAAGGTTGGACTTTATGCCAATATTAATGCAAAGCGTAAAAGAATCGCTGCGGGTTCTGGTGAGAAGATGCGCAAACCCAATAGCAAGGGCGCGCCAACTAACCAAGCGTTCATAAACTCCGCTAAGACTGCGAAAAAGTAATGGCTACTACTTCAGGAACCTCCGCATTTAACCTAGACTTCAATGATATTGTTGAAGAGGCGTATGAGCGGGCGGGTATTGAGGTTCGTACTGGCTATGAGTTTCGTACCGCACGTCGGTCGTTTAACATGCTTACAATTGAATGGGCTAACCGCGGCATCAATTTATGGACTATTGAGCAAGGCCAGATCCTAATGAATACCGGGCAAGGCGTCTATGCTTTGCCGAGTACAACGATTGATTTGCTAGACCAAGTGATTCGTACACAGGCAACTACGCCTAATCAGATTGACATCAACATCAGCCGCATCTCTGAATCAACCTACTCTACCTTACCAAACAAACTGGCTCAAGGGCGTCCTATTCAGGTATGGATTAACCGACAGTCTAACCAAAGCTATTTGTCTAACTCAACAGTAGCGGCAACGGTATTGTCAACAGATACAACTATTACGCTCAACACGACTAATGGTTTACCCGCAACAGGATTTATTACAATTGACACAGAAACAATCTACTACGCTAACGTCAGCGGCAATCAACTACTTAATTGTTACCGTGGTCAGTACAATGGCAGCGCTACTACAACTGCCGCTGGTCATGCAATTGGCGCAGCCGTAACCGTAAATAATTTAACATCTATCAATGTGTGGCCTACGCCTAACGCACCGGGCGATCAATACACATTTGTTTACTGGCGCATGCGCCGCATGCAAGACGCCGGTAACGGTGTCAATATTCAGGATGTTCCATTCCGCTTGATCCCTTGTATGGTGGCTGGCTTGGCCTATTATGTAGGCTCTAAACGTCCTGATGTCTCTCCAGATAGAATTATGATGCTCAAGTCAATCTACGAAGAGCAGTGGCTGCTTGCATCACAGGAAGACAGGGATAAGGCCCCTGACCGATACGTACCGCGACAGGCGTTCTATAGGTGATGTATGGCCAGTAAATATTCTTCTGGTAAATATGCGATCGCCCAGTGTGACCGTTGCGATGAACGGTTTATGCTAAAGGATTTGAAAAAAGAGATTATCAAGACACGCCTGTTTAATTTAAAGGTGTGCCCTGAGTGCTGGGATCCTGATCAACCTCAGTTACAGTTGGGTATGTACCCAGTGGATGATCCACAGGCTGTACGAGAGCCGCGTCCTGATGTAAGCTATACACAAGCTGGAACTAATGGTCTGCAGATCTTAACAACTGATAGCACTGCCCCAGACGGGTTTGGGTATCCAACTCAAGGCAGCAGGGATATTCAATGGGGGTGGAACCCTGTTGGTGGAGCAAGTAGTTTTGACTCGGTTTTAACTCCAAACTACTTGGTTTTATACGCGGAAGTTGGTACAGTAACGATACAGATAGGAGCTTAATATGGCTAAAGAAGATATGAAAACGGACATGGCGCAAGACAAGGCAATGATCAAAAAAGCCTTTAAACAGCACGATGCCCAAGAGCACAAAGGCAGCAAGGGTACAACCTTAAAGCTTAAAAAGGGCGGCCCTACTAGCATGGACCGTAAAATGATGGGTCGTAATTTGTCTCGCGCAAATAACCAAAAATCTGGGAGCAAATAATGGCTATAAACAATAAGCCCGCTTCGACATACGCTAAGCCTCATACTATGAGCGGTGGCCCCGTGACTGACACCCGTAAGAATATGAGTAAGCTTGATGAGCTTGATGTTAGCATTGGTGCTATGAGCAAATCAGCTGGTGATGAAAGCGTCAAAACAACTGGTATCAAAGTTCGCGGTACTGGCGCAGCTACTAAAGGCTTGATGGCACGAGGCCCAATGGCATGAACTATACCCAGCTCAGCAACGCTATCCAGGCGTACACGGAGAATACCGAAGCGAATTTTATCGCTGAGATACCTGTGTTCGTCCAGCAGGCTGAGCAGCGTATTTATAACACCGTTCAGTTCCCTTCATTGCGTAAAAACATGACCGGGTACGTGTCTACAACAACACCTTATCTGTCTGCCCCAACCGACTATTTGGCTACATATTCCTTAGCTGTAGTTGATGCTTCCGGCAACTATGAGTACCTACTGAACAAAGACGTTAACTTTATCCGTCAAGCATATCCTAGCGCTAGTGATGTTGGTCAACCTAGATACTACGCTTTGTTTGGTCCAACTGTATCTAGCTCCTCAATTTCAAACGAGCTGTCGTTCATTCTTGGTCCTAAGCCAGATGCTAACTATCAAGTTGAACTGCATTTTTATTATTACCCAGAGTCCATCACAACTGCTTCGACTGGCCAGACATGGCTTGGCGACAACTTTGATTCTGTGCTTTTGTATGGTTCATTGGTTGAGGCCTACACCTATATGAAGGGTGAGACCGATATGATGGCTTTGTATAATCAAAAGTACGGAGAAGCACTTGCGCTGGCTAAACGTTTGGGCGATGGTATGGAGCGTCAGGATGCTTATCGTTCTGGTCAGTTTAGACAGGCGGTGACCTGATGGCTGTTCAGCAAACCACAACTACAAGCTTTAAAGTTGAACTGCTTCAGGCAGTACATAACTTTGGGCCAACATCGCCTAATACTTTCAAGATTGCTCTATATACGGCGGCGTCCAATATTGGCGCAGCAACAACGGTATATACAACAAGCAATGAGATTACGGGTACTGGCTATACGGCTGGTGGTAAAACGTTGTCAATCTCAATATCTCCAACAGCTAGTAATAATTCTAATGGCATACCCACTGCGTATATTTCGTTTACCAATATAAGTTGGACAGGCGCATCGTTTACATGTCGTGGCGCTTTAATTTACAATACCACACAAGGGAATAAATCTGTGGCGGTACTTGATTTTGGTTCGGATAAAACTGTTAACAATAACACTTTCCAAATTGTTTTCCCAACCCCAGATGCTAACAGCGCTATCGTGCGCATTTCTTAAGGACTCTTATGACTAAAGAACTCTCAAACTTCGGCGACCACGCAGAAGCTTCTTTGCAGGCCAACGTTGTTGGTTCTGAATCTGTTGGTATTGAAGGCGTATACCACGTTGAATGCCGTGATGCTGAAGGCAACCTTAAATGGCAAGATCAGTTTCCTAACTTGGTGAATGCTATTGGTAAGCAGTTGATGCTTGACACTTTGTTGTCTGGTTCAGCCTACACTACAGTTGGTCCGTTCCTCGGTTTGATTTCAGGTGCAAGCCCAACATTTGCGGCTTCAGATACCATGACTTCACACGCTGGTTGGTCTGAATTCACAAACTATACTGTTGGTGGTTCTGCCGTGCGCGGTACAGCATCTTTCTCAGCAGCTACTTCTACTGGTACAACACCGTCTAACGTGACAACCAAAGCTGCTTCAGCTATTACCTACACTATCACAGGTGCTGGCGGTACAGTGGGCGGTTGTTTCTTGGTGACAGGTTCTGGTGCGTCTTCTACCTTGTCAAATACAGGTGGTACGTTGTATAGCGCTGGCGCATTTGCCACTGCTAAGATTACAACATCTGGCGACACCGTAACCGTCACATACAGCACTACTGCAACAAGCTAATTAGGAGTCGCTTAAATGGCTCTGGCACTTTTTGATCGTGTCCAAGAGACAACGACGACATCAGGCACCGGCTCGGTAACTCTGGCAGGTGCTGTTTCTGGCTTTCAGTCGTTTGCTGTTGTTGGCAATGGGAATACCTGCTATTACACAATCGTGGATGGCAATGCATGGGAAGTTGGTATTGGCACGTATTTAACTTCGGGGCCAACCCTTGCGCGTACAACAATCCTGTCAAATTCTAATGGGAATACTTCTCCCATTACGTTGTCGTCTGGTAACACAAAGAGTGTTTTCTTAACTTATCCAGCAGAGAAATCTGTCAATCTGGATGCAAGCAATAATGTTAGTCCTTTGGGCACAGTGGCGTCTGGTACGTGGCAAGGTACAACTGTCGGCGTGGCTTATGGTGGTACAGGTGTAACCGCATCTACTGGCGCTAACTCTGTAGTGTTGCGTGACGCTAATCAAAACATTCAAGCTAATAGCATTACCCAATCCCGAGCAACTACTACCGCTGCGGGCGCACTAACCTCACTATCAGCAGCATCACCCCATTTTCAAATTTTGTATGGTACGGGTGTTCAAACATTTAGGCTGCCTGACGCCTCACTGTTGCTTACAGGCTCTTCATGGGTCTTTGATAACGATGCTACTGGAAATTTAACCGTTGCAGATTACACAGGGGCTACAATTGACGTAGTTCCTCCCGGTGGATATGCCACAGTGTTTCTTGAAGACAATAGCACGACAGCTGGTGGTTGGGGCCGTTTTGGAATGATGCCCAGTGAAGTTAACTGGGGCACAAACAGCCTTGACTTGGGCGGTAGCACAGTTGTTACAAACGGTGTCTGGCGCGGTACAACGGTCGAGACTGGCTACGGCGGTACAGGACTTACGACATTCTCTGCAGCCAATAATGCGCTGTACTCTACTGGCGCTGGTACACTGACTGCGGGCACGTTACCAATTTTGGCTGGCGGTACAGGTAACACCACGGCCTCTGGCGCTATCAATGCTTTGATTCCAAGCCAGACCAGCAACGCAGGTAAGTATTTAACAACCAACGGCACAAGCGTATCTTGGGATTATGTGAGCACAGCTCTGGTTCCAATCACGCAAAATGCTGATAATGTCACCATCAACCAGACTATTGCCGCTGGCGCTAATGGGTTCTCTGTAGGTCCCATGACTATCCAAAGTGGCATCACGGTAACTGTCGCCAGCGGTCAGCGTTGGGTGGTAATCTAAGGAACAAAAATGAGTAGCATTGCAGCAGGAACCACAACCACGACAGGTTATGTAGTCACATCGGATACCACTGGAGCGTTGGTACTGAAGACTGGCTCGTCTGCTACGACTGCGGTGACTATTGGCTCTGACCAGAGCGTTACCTTTGCGGGTAGTCAAACATTCTCAGGCGGTACAGCAAATGGTGTGTTGTACTTGAATGGCTCTAAGGCTGTTACAAGCGGTTCTGCGTTGGTGTTTGATGGCACTAATTTGGGTATTGGTACAAGTAGCCCTGCGGCTAAGTTGGAAAGTTTTATTACTAGCACTTCCACCCCTGCATTGCGCTTGCGGTACAACAGTTCTAGTTATTACGCAGACCATTTGATGGATGGTAATGGCAACTATATTATCAAATCGCCAACAGCCAACGGAGTTACAAGTGGCAACATAGGAATTCAAGCGGGAGGTGTCATACAGTTTTTCACCAATGGTAATACTGTTACAGACCAAATGCGTCTTGATGCCTCAGGCAATCTAGGCTTGGGAGTTACTCCTAGTGCTTGGAGTTCAGGTAAAGCAGTTGAGGTTGGTAATTATGGAAATGCGTTTTGGAATAATGGTGCATCTGAAAATCATTTAACTACTAACGCTTATTACAACAGTGGATGGAAATTTGGTGGTACTGGTTACGCTCAAAAACTTACAACTGCTTCTGGTCAATATCAATTTAATGTAAGTACAGCATCAGGCACAGCAGGAAACGCCATTACCTTTACTCAGGCAATGACTCTGGATGCTAGTGGGAATTTGGCATTAGGTACAACTTCTGTTTTTTCTGGAACAAAATTTACTGCAAATGGAACAGTACAAGTTGGTTATGTTGATGCTTCAAATGCCGCATTGCAATTAAGTTGGAATGGTGCATCTTCTTATGGAAAAATTCAAACATTTTCATCAAGTAATCTTGCAATAAATCCTGATGGAAACAATGTTGGTATTGGCACAACAGTATTTCAACAAAGATTTATGTTGGCTGGCAACCAAAGGTTTTATAACACCGCCTCTGATGGTGTAACTAATTCAGTTGTTGGGCAAATTGATGCTCAATTCCGAAATTATGGTGCTGGAATTGCTACAAATAATTTGTCAGCCATTCAGTTTTGTACAGACCCAACTTATTACTACAAAGGTGATATTAGATTTTTGACCAATGGGTCTGATAGCACAGCAAGCGCATCAACAGAACGAATGCGTATCAACAGCGCCGGCCAAATCACAACGCCATACCAGCCAGTTTTCCAAGCGTATGGACTCTCTTCTGGGGTATCTGGAACTTACTTGGTTTTTCAAAATACTTATGTAAATATTGGGGGCCATTATAGTACAAGTACCGGAAGATTTACTGCGCCAATAGCGGGCACATACCGTTTTTGGTGGACAAATATTGCCAGCACTACTGCAGATGTTTATCGATATTTCCTATATAAAAATGGCGCAAATTATAACGATAGTCAGCTAAGATTTGATACCGTTACTGGTAAATATGGGACCAACGGCGCAATGCAACTAGCGCTACCGCTTAGTGCGGGTGACTATGTTCAAATTTATTTTACTTCAGATAATAGTAATGCTTCATATATTGGTGGATCAACTTCTAGCTATCCAAATTTTGGCGGTGAGCTAATAGGTTAAAGGAATAAAAATGCAATACACAATTGAACTCACAGAAACAGAAAACTTGGCTTTGGGTTATGTGGCCGCTTCGCAGCATGACTGGATTGAAAACTTCACCAAAGATCGTGCACGCATTGCCATCGACGAAATTGTCCAGTTGGCCGTAACCAAGTGCATGGATACCCAAACCCAAATACCGCAGACACGTGAAGCTCTTGTAGCTTTGGCGTTTGAAAAAGGCTGGGTTGTAGCGTTGGCGGATAAGACAGCAACTTCCGGAGCTTAAAGCATGACCGTCTATATCAATGGCACAACAGGTTATTCCGGACCAGTCGGTTTACTGGGCGACCTGACAACCACAGGTAACACTATTCTGGGTGATGCCAGCACAGACACGTTGAATGTTGGTAACGGCAATTTGGTTTTGGATTCAAGTGGAAATGCTGGCTTGGGAGTTACCCCTAGTGCTTGGAGTGCAAGCTATAAAGCAATTCAATTGGGTGGAGGTACTTCAATTTGGTCTGGCGCTTCAGGAAACCAACCAAGTTTTTACTCAAACAATTTGTATTTCAACGGCAGTAACCGCATCTATTTGCAAAATGGTTATGCAACGGAATATGTGCAATCTACTTCTGGCACACATAGTTGGTACA